GCAGTAGGCAAGCACGGTTAAACTTGCCCACCTAGACGCCCTATCCATTGCCTTGGCGAATAGGGTATTTTTATTTTACATCTTCTTTTTTCTTTTTTGTAAGTTTTTTTATTAGATTTTTTACTAAGGGTTTGACAATATTAAGCAGTAGTGGAGTAGAGGCAGCAACAGTAGCAATAACAGCAGTGCTAACAAGCTGTGGAGGATTCGGTATGTATTTCTCGATAAATTGAGTATCTTCATAAAGAGTTATACATTTACTACCATCTTCGCTTCTTTTATGACCTATGACACGCTCCAACTTAAATTCGTTACGATAATCTCCAACTCTTAAATCATTAGATCCAGGGCAAGCTACAAATAATGGTTTATCCTTTGTGTTTTTTGGTTCGTATTTTGGAGGTTCTACTGTCGGTGTAATAAATTCTTCTGTTTGATTGGTGGTTTCTGATTGTGTGTATTTAAATTCGTTGGGGTTGTACTCCAAAGGTTCAAAACTAGGAATACTAAAATTACCGCATTCTGTATATGTACCATATTCATCTTTATCACTATCAATGAGACTTGTAAGATTATTTCTATGAACTCTTACACAACCAGGAATATCTACGACAGGTTTATTAATATAATTTACTATTGGGTTGTTAAATTTCCATATTGGTATTTCATGTATCTGAATCTCGTTAATTTTAAAACGAGAAATCTCACTCATTTTTTAGGTAAAGGCATAGATGGGCCTGTAACATTAGGCATTACATTATCTAAAACTTTAGGCATAGCACCTTGTACGTTTCCAAGTATTTCATTCATAACTTGAGATTTAAAATTCTCTGATGTTACATATTTGTACCCAAGATACGCTCCACCACTCATAGAAGCTACCATTACAAATGAGACAATACTCAAAATGTTAGCGATTTTTTGAAACATGATAAAGTTTGCAATTTTAAAAGCCATGTCTGTCATGAGCATAGCTGTATTACTACTGATTATAGGTCTATCACCTTTGTATGTCACTTTAGGCGTTTTACAACGATCAATGCAATCAAATAATCTTGATATTAAAAGATAAAGAAATACGATCTTCTGTAGTTTCATTTATTTCTACTCTATGACTAAATCCTGCTAGAAATATAATCATAGTTCCATCGGTATATTCTGGAACGTACTCAGGAGGCATTTTCTTTTCTTCCAAATAGTCTCTATCTGTTGCGTTTAACAACATCGCATCTCTATAGCCAGTATCCATATTGTCAAAAACAAAACGACCTGATTCTGGAGTTTGCTTTATCCATAACACTCCAGCTAATTCACAGCCTGGGTGTCTATGAGAAACATTGTAAGAAAAAGGTCCATTTACATTTAGCCACATCTGAACTAAATCCATTCGCTGTTCTATACGAAATTCATTAGTCAGTTCTGTTATACAAGGAATTATTTTACCTTTGAAAGGTTCAAAACTTTCTTCTGTAAAAACTTCCTTTGATAAACTTTGCCAGCCTCTCTTGTTTGATATTTTAGAAATACCAGGATCGTTGCTTTTGTACTCGTAAATCCAATCAATAAGATCCTGTTTAAAAGAATCAAAATCTTTTATCGTTCCACTAACAACTTGGGTGGGAAACAAAAATTCTGACTTTAAGTTACTCAGCAACTTCTTCGTCTGGTTTTAAAATATCTTCTACAGCAGCAATAGCTCCTTTCAGTTCAAATATTTTTTGTTTGCAGTTTTCTACTACTTGAGTAGCTTGATTATAATTGTCTACTATCTGCTTTAGCTCAGAGTTTAAAGCCTCTAGTTTTTGCTTTGGATCGACTGCCATTAAATTGATATTGTATTACTATAATATACTAGCAGTTTGTTAGAAATTCAACTAGGTTCTGTTGGCCAGCTTGGATTTTTAGGATCTGATGTATTTGCTGGTAAATCTCTTAGTTTTTGTCGATAAGTTGCCCAGGGAGTTTTTATTGCGTCAGGTACATCAGAACCTTGAGTCCAATCACTCATTCTTAATTTTTGATTTCTGTCTCTTCTAAGTAAACGCAATGGTTCGCCAGCTTCTAATTCAGCAATTTTTGCTGTTACTTCAGATTTTGTTGGTTGTGTTATATCAGATGATAACCAAGTAATTCCTTCATATCCATCACCATTAATAACCCACTCTGCGTTTGGTGTTAATTGTGCTAATGCTTCTGCAATCATTATCCTGACATCTCCAAAACAATTAAAGATGATTGACAGGATGATTGATAAGGCTCACTACCATTGTTGTTGTTGTAACTACGATTTAAAGTTAAAGGATGAGAAGAGCTTTGAACTCTTACTTGTATTTTATAAGTAACTGCTGATGTTGTATTAGTACTATCACACCCTACAACTGCAAACGAACCCATACTATGGTCATCGTTAAAAGCTAAACCTCCGATAGTCATACATCCTCTGGATCTACTTCCCTCTGATCTACCATTAACTGAATGATGCTCAGTAAAACTACCGCTACCAATTTGTCTCATAACCCTAAATTCCGAAGCATGGTCTAAGTTATTTTGTCTTGTTGATGCTCTTCCAAAACTCACTAATACAAGAAAAGTACTGCTTGAACTTTGTGGTGTCAGCGTTACATTCATATCTGTGACATCAACAAAACTTGTAGAACTTGTAGAAAAATGTCCACCATTCCTACCTAATTTCGCTTGTAATATACCGCCATACGCACCAGAAGCTATACCACCTAAAGGTCTTAAGCTAGAGGTAAAAATTGGCATCAGCTTACCTCCGTTAAGTTAAATTTATATTTTTTGCCATTGCGTTTGTTCACTAGGAATAGATCCTCTGCTCCTTCTTGTATAGTATAACTTCCCCAAGTTCCGTCAACGTCATTCGATCCACCTTCGTTAGATAAGTTAAGGTCATTGGTATATACGTTTCTCCAACGTGCAGATGATGTACCTAAATCGTGAGAGTTATTAGCATCAGGAATACAGTTACCTTGTATTTGCAATAGTCCAAAAATATCTGCCCCAAAACTTTGTGTTTTAATTTTTTCAGTACCGTTGTGGTATAGAATTACTGCCCCACCATTAAACATACGGCACATAAATTGACTTGCAGCTTGATTATAAAAATCATGATTATTAGATTGATAACGTAAGTTTCCTGTTGTGCCATGTTGAATATATGAGTTTGAGCCGTCATGATATATTTGTAGGTCTTGACTATTTCCAAGTTTTATTTTGTCATCGTCATCCATGAATAGATCACCAGTTATTTGAGCACCATTGGTGGTCGTGTGAAACCTTTTACTGTTGTTGTGATATAGCTCTACTGCTCCGTTTGGCTTAAACTTTGCCATATTTTCAGCAGCACCACCTGTAAACGCATTAATATGAATTTCTCTATCATTATGTGATTCAAGATGGTTAAAAGTACCATCATGGTATATTTGAAAGTCTTGGCTAGCACCTAATCTAACTTCTTTACCATCACCCAATTCTAAATGATTACTTCCAACTATATTTCCTGTAACTAATATTCCAGTACTTGTAGTCTCAAACTTTTTACTACCATCAAAGTATAACTCTACTGCTCCTCCATTAATAAATTTTCCGTAAATAGGAGTACCTGCATTAACTTTACCAATCTGTACAAAATTATCTGCTTGTATATACAACGCACCAGAGTTATTGTTTTGTCTAAATACTCCGTTTGTTCCATCTGAGTGAAGTTGTAAATCATTACCAGCACCAAATTTTAATACATCATCACTACCACCATCACTACTATCTCCAAATAAAATATTTCTACCATTTGTATCTAAGTTACCGCCTAGCTGTGGTGATGTGTCAGATACTAAGTCTGTGTTGATACCTGTTAGGTTTGATCCGTCACCATACAATGTGTCAGCATACAAGTTTGCAAAACGTAAGCTTGAAGAACCTAAATTATATGTGCTATCTGTTTCAGGCGTAAGATGAGCTAAAGTTTGTATTCCATCTACAGAGTCTATTCTAAATCTTTCTGTTGATGTACCACCAACCATATTAAAAAATCGAATCCTACCATTATTTCCGTTTCTAGCATTAAAGAAAATTTGGTTATGTGGTGTAGATGTTGAGTTATTATGGAAATGATTTATTGAACCATACCTTGAAAAACTATTTTGACCAGAAGTAAGATCTATGTCAGCAT